CACCAACTATGCTTGGTTTACCTACTGGTGGCTGTCCACCTTCTGCGAACCCTAATAATTTTCCAATAAAGCCACCGACACCACCACCTATTGCGCCTAATACACCGCTTGCAATTTGTTTGAATAATGTTGTAGCAGCCAATTTTGCTTCTGTTGCTAACCAATCTTTTACCCATGATCCTAACATGTCTTTGAAATTGAATTTACCTGTTTCTACGAAATTATCAATTTCTTGTTCAAAACGTTTTGTCAAATCAATCAATCGATTAGCAGGCTCAAGGCTCGCTTTCAAATCTTCTTCGCGCTGTTTTAGATGTTGTGATAATCTATTTGCTCCATGCTCTTCTGCTGCACTTAGTTCATCTTGTTTTAGCAACAATTCGTTATAATACATTGTTGCTTCTAATCTTCTGCGCTTCCAACCTAATATATCACTTTCAGTTGCATTTTTACCTTTTTTGGCTTGTTCATCAGTTATAGCATTGATTTCATCATTGAAAGTTTTTTCTGCTGCTTTGGTCTGTAAAAATTTTTCTCTTTCTTTAGTAGTCATCCCAAGCATCAATATTTCATCTTCAAGATTTTTTATTGCTTCTATATTGGCACGTTTTTTGATCTGCAAATCTAATGCCATGTTGACAGCATCAATTGCTTCTTTTTCTCTTTGAATGGCTGTAATTTTTGCAGTAGCACCAATAACTGTTGCATCTGTATCTTTTTTGATAACGGCAATTGTTTGTTCAATCGCTTTTCTGCGTTCTACTTCACCTTTAGGTAATTTTTCTAGTTGACCCAGTAATTTTTTTACAGTTTCAGTACTATTTTTACGTATATCATCGACAGTGCTAGCAACTTCTGCTTCACGTTCAGACATGCGCATATATTTTAGTTGATTATCAAGATTTGTTAGAACTTCTTTATTAGCATCTTTGTATGCTTTTCCAACTTCCCTAATATTTTCAACCTGCTCTTTTATTCTTGCTGCTAATTCTGCTTGTTTTTCTGCTGCTTCGGCTGCAGCCTCGGCCGCTGCTCTAGCGGCTTCTTCTTGTTGTAATTTTAGTTGTTCAGCATCATCATTGATAAGACCAATAACTTGTCCTAATTTTTTGAAACTTGCTAATACAGTTTCTGGTATCACGAATGCTGCAATAGTGCCTAATGCACCACCTAGGGCTGCTAATGCAGATATCAAATAACCAATACTTTTTGTAATGCCTTCAAATAATGTATTTTTAGGTTTGGCTACTTCTATGGCTCCAGTAAATCGATCCCAATAATATTTCAATACTTTGAAAGTTTTTAATAAACTTTCTCCGGCCTTTTTTATCGTACCAAACACACCTGATATCAATTTACCTATACGACCTATTGCTGTAAAGGTAACAACAATTGTTGCTAATGCCATGCCAACTTGTATCAATTCTTTTAGTGCTTTACTACTAAAATCGATTTGCCTTACAAACTCGCTCAATGGTTCTAACGCAACTAATATTTCTTTCTGTAATTGTGCTATTGCAGATTCAAATTTTTGCGCTGCTTCGTCAGCCTTTATAACTGCCAGAGCCGCTTCAGCATTAGCAGCAATTGCAGGACGCACACTTGTAGCAATACCTGCGAAGTTACCTGCTGCACCTTTGCCCATAGTTTGCATGGCTATGGCAGTTTGATCTGCTTGATTCTTTACTCCGCCTAATCCATCTATCAAAGATAAAAATTGCTGATCAATTGTCTGTGTTGTATCGTAAACGTTTACGCCTAACTGTTCAAATGTTTTGGCTAATTCATCATTACCATTTCTCGCCTCACTTACATTTTTTGCAAATTTTAGCATTGCATCGTCGGCTGCTGCTGCACTACTTGCATTTTCAGCAAATGCTTGACGCAAACCTAATATGCTTTGTACTGCAAGACCAGTTTGTTCAGATAAATCTTTTGCGGCTTGTGCTGATCTAAATGCGCCAGTTATAAAGTTTGCTAATAACGCACCTGTGAGTACTTTTTTCAATGTACTGAAACTATCGCCTAAAGATTCAACTTGCTTATTGAGATTGGCAAGATTGCGCTGCGCGGCGCTTGAATTTACATTTACATTGACATCAATATTTTCTGCCATTTTATTTACCTGCAAATATTTGTTTTATACGGTCGCGTATAAATTTCAACGTTGGTTCAACCATACCTCTAGGACTTTGTTTACTATAACCTTCATTCAAACGTTTGGCATATGGATAGTTTGCTGCTATCGTATCTCTTTGCAATTTAGTATTGCGCCTTGCGTTTCCACTACGTACAGGTGTGTTAGCAACGAACACTTTATGTGCTTCGTCTGGTAATTTATCAAGTTTATTTTGTATCTTAGCGATATTACTTGACACTTTTTTTACACCTTTTACGTTTAAATTAATCATTGTTGTTTTCTTTTGTTTACTATTGCTAACAATTGATCTTGTGGTATATCTGGTATTGGATTTTTACTATTTGCTTTTTTGTGATGATAATTTTCAAAACTTAAAGCACAATCCATAATATACAAATCAAATGTATCTCCTCTTTTTATCACTTCGCTAGGTAACAGACCATATCTCTTACCTAGTCCATCAATTTGTAATATCGATACCATCTTGGCGCTTTGAACGTCAAGGGCATCGTTAGTTATTTTCCCAGTTGTTCGGTCACCTTAGCAATTGCTTTCATTAATACACTTGTTGGCAACATATTCTTATCATTAAGAATCTGATTACCTTTTTCATCAAGTATTAATGTTTTAACAATATTAATTAAGTCGCCAGTATTCTTTTGATCAATGTTTGCAAGACGCATGAATACGTCCATTGGTTGTCGATCCCAAGTATAAAATGTTAATGCTTCGCCATATTCTTTGACGATTGCTTCGTCATCTAGGCTGACTTCGATCAATTGAGGTTCTGAAATAATTTTGCTGAGTTTCATTTGTTGTTTCCTTTTTAATTAGTTACCACTATATTTATCGTACTGTTCTTCCAATAATTGATTGAGCAATGCTAAACGAAAAGCCTGTTTGGCTTTCATCTGTTTAATAGTTGCCATCATGTTATCAAGCATTGGAATCATTTTTGCTTCGTCTGCAATTAGACTGCGCAATTTTTCTTCATTTGTTTTGAGCCATGCGTCGCTCATGTTGTTCTCCTTAATTTATTAAAAAGAGAGCAGATTGCTCTGCTCTCCTTATTACACTATATCAACCTTCGCTCTTCATATCGCCATTGACAGCGATAGTGAGTGGTGATACCCATACTGGACTGTCTGGTGAGACAGTTGGTGCTAGACTACTAATGTAGCCTATACCATGGTATGCATAAGTGTTAGCAGGTAATGCATTGCCTACGTTTGCATTGTTGTTCATTTGAACTCTGAATGCAACTTCTTTGCGAGTTTCGCTGAGACCAGCGACACCTAGGTTTGCAGCACTATTAGCGGCTGCTGAACCATTACCAAACCATCCTACAGGTGTAATTACTATGTTTGTGCTGATTTCGTTATCACTTGGTGTTGTCACCTTGTTGATAGCAGCACTACAAAAGTCTGTCCATGAGAAGATACCAGTACTATTAGTAATAGTAACATCTTGTAGACAATCGATTACTAGTAAATTTCCACCACCTAGGAAACCATTTCCAGCCGCACCAACGTTGGAATTGGCTACGTCAGCAGACAGTATAAGCGCAGGGAATGTATTCTCTGTGTTTACTGTTATGTATGTTTGAGCCATTTGTGTTCTCCTTTAAGTTATGGCGTTAATCATTAAAATTCAAGCGTTTCAAATTAAATGTATAGGTACGTTTTTCACTACGATTACCAATAACTACATCTTGAGTAAATGTAACTTCGTAATAACCATTAAAGAATGCTGCGTCTGCTGCCATGCCTTGTATGCGTTCTTCAAGATAAATCCATTTAGGATCATTTTGAGTACTGACAAACAAAACACTGAACTGATCAGTCATTGTATAAACGCTACCGCATCTAGTGACACCAAGTTGATTTACTTCTCTACTAACTGTAGAAACATCATCAACATAAATGC